GCTGTAGTTTATAGACTCAGAAGGCTTTATGCTATAGTATTCCCACGCCTCAATACCATTCATTAGAGTACGAAGTTGAATAGGTTTCTGCTCAACGCGAATATCACCAACTTGAAAGCCCTTAGTTTGCATAAAGCTATCGTTATACTTTGCACCAGAATACAAACGCAGCAACTCACCAGCAGATGTTACTCCATAAATCTCATGCGTTGTGTCTGTATCAATTTTAGAGAATTGAATTATAGGTGCTGTTGTCGTGTCATCGTCTAGCTTTAGGAAGTCTAGCGAAACAAACTTACGTAGCGTACCATCAAACACAAGTATACCATAACCATAGATAGTCTCTACCGAGAAGAAAGTATAGTTATCAAAACTAATAGCTGCACCTTGCGTCTGCACAATGCCATCAAACAACTTAGCAACTTTTAGTGAAAACGCACTGTTGCGCCCTTCGTTACGCAATTGCTGCACAGCGTTAAACGACCGCAAACCTTCAGCGTCAATAAAAGCAAAGTCACCTAGCACATCAACAAAAGAAAACTGGTTAATGACGGATGCACCAAACAAATACTTTTTTGAAAACATTGGCTCACCAAAAAGCAACCGAGAGTAATCTGGTGAAACAGCGTACGATGCTGTACGTGTGCTAACAAAAAAGCTTTCTGTGTTAAGAGGTGCAATGCAAGTTATAATTTCGTACGATACAGAGTAGCTAACTGCCTCAGCACCAGAATCTGCTTCGACCGAAGAAATTTTATTACCGGCTGTGTTTATTGCAACAACAAAGTCTAACGGCCTACCACTTACGCTATGATATATCTTTTTACCATCAGCACTTACAATGTACAGCTTGCCGTTAAAGTACAACATCTGCTTGCCTATAGGTACATACTCACGCTCAACAACACCATCTATAGTAGTTCCATGCTGTGCAAACGTATACGCTTTACGAACAGTAACAGTAGCGGATAGTTCCGTAGAAGAAAAAGAAATTAAATTAGGTTGGTTTATGCCATCCTGCACAACTATAGCAGATATGGTTCTCGTTAGCTTAGTCGCACTCGTATCTAAAACTACATCACTGGTTGTATCAACTGCTTTATAAGCAAACTTACTATTGCCAGGAGGTACAGCTTGTATATAAATATGTTCTACATTAGTGTCTAGCAAAAGCGTAGGGTTAGTAGAACTATCCCACAGCGTTGTCCATGTTTCTGAGAGCCTATGTTTAAAACGTGCAGCACCACGCTGCACTATAATCATAAAATCTCCAACAGCATAGATCGATTGAAAAGGTACTTTGTTGTTAGTTGTTGTAGGTATTATAGCAGCGTCACTATTACCCGCGTGACTTGTTCCTATCGTAGTTTTTTCACTGTAGTCAAGACCGCCGTTTGTTATTGTTACAGTGTTAATCACATTGCCACTTACCGTATACGATCCAGCAAAACCAGAACCATTACCGGAAGGATCGGTAGCTGTGAGCGTTCCAGCAGAATAACCTGTACCTCCAGTAGCTATCGTAAGACTGGTAATAGCACCATTACCAGAGTCAAGACCACTATCAATCTTTAACGGCCTTCTCGTAGGGCGCAGATCGCCAAATCTGTTACGCACATTATGCGCTATGCGATACTCGTCGTCACCGATACGAGCATCGTCAACAGCCATGTTCATTCCGCCTAAGAACGACGATTGTGCGTAGCTAGCCATGTTAATTTATCGTGATTGTGACGTTTGAATACCACCCTCTGTTCTTGCGATCTTTCCAAATCAGCTTGACGACGTGAAAGCGAACGAGTAGCTTTTCTATCGTGTAGTATTGCCTCTTCTACTTTACCCTGTTCTTCAAGAAACAGTTCCATACACTTACTTACAAGTATGTTATCGTAACCAATAGCAGGAAATTCATCTCTATCATTACGCAACACTGCTAAGGTTTTCTTATACAACACCTGTAACGTATGTGAATCATCTTGATCAGCGGTAGACGAAAACGGAAACTCACTTACATCTACAATAAGATAGCGAGACTCTTCGTGACCAGGAAGTATTTCAGCGTAAACAATACTAGTGTCTGCCGTATCAACTAACTGCGTTAAGCCATGACCTGCAACTTCTCCTGTTATACCCGTCACAGGATTAGTGTGTGACCCTGTAGTTACACTCAACGTTCGTGTACGAGAAAAACTTTTAATGTCTTTTATAGGTTCATCGCCGCTAAAATCTACAGCAGAATAACCACTAGCGGAAGCTAAATCTGTGCCAGTCATAGATACTTTTGCTTCTTCTACAAATAAACCATTTATATCTGCAACAACATAAATAGTATCACTAGCTGTTGTAGGGCCATAAGACTTAACAGAAATCTTATTAGTGTTTGCAGAACCTGTTGCTTCAGTAATAGATGTAGGCAGTGAAATCTTTAGCGGACTATAGCCTTTTACGCGAAACTTATTATGGTTTGTTTCCCAGCTATTCTCTCTGTAACGTGCTGTTAACGCTTCTGTTTCCCACTCTGCGTTAGTGCCAGCTTTCTCACGTATGCCGCGTATAGCGTATACATCTGCTGGCATAGCAACAGTCTTGTTACCTTGCACATAAAATTCTGCTTCTTCTAGACAGCCTGGCATATCAGACTGTTCGTAAAGCTCCTGTGCAGCTTCATTAAGATAGTCAAGCAGTAACGCACGCTGACTGGTGTCTGACGGAGACATACCAATCTTCTTACCAAATCTATCTAATATATATTCTACACTCATCGTTTTACTAATGCAGTAATAGCAACTTTAGCACGCTTAACTAGCGCAGCTTTTACCTTCGTAGGTGTTACCTTAACTATCGCTACCGTTGCCATTACTTTCTTTCTAATTCATACTCAAGGCGATTTACTGTCTTGAGTGCTTCTTCTACAAATTTTGGGGATGCTACCGCAGCACTTCTAAACCCCGGATGTTTTATCAGTCTCTCGCTGTTGTTTAGTTTCACTCCCACGCACCCGCTCGTTAGGACTAGCAAGAGCATCAGCGATAGCGTTGTCAACCATGCCATCTTTGGCTTCATTACGTTTAGACGCACTAAGCTCCCGCCCTTCTCCGAACAACTTGTCCAGAATTTTTTGAAGGGCGGGTATAGCTTTAGCGATTGCATATAACAATTTTAGCATTAGTTGCGTTGGCCCATCTTGCGTGACCTAGCTTTTCTATCTTTCTCAAACTGCGCGTAGCCTTCTTCAGTCTTCTTACCAGCAGCAGTTTGGCGTTTTCTAGCAGTCGATTGACCACCTTTACGACCAGCATTGCGTAGCTTACGTGTTTTGTTAAGTCTTTGACCTAATTTTATAGCACTTTTACCACCACCACCAGCACCGGCTAGACCACTATCTATAGGTAAATCAAGTAACTTACCTAACGATGATTTCCTTGCACGCTTTATAGCACCACTCATAGCGCCGGGGCCGTGAGCAGCCGACTGGCGTGGATCAGTTTTACTAATTGTACCACCACCCCTTGCACCACCTGCACCGGGAGCAAACTTCTTAGTCCGATCAGCTTTGAGAAGTTTAGAATATGCGCTAGTTTTAGCTTTAGCTTTAGGTTTAGGTGCAGCTTTAGGTTTAGCTTTACGTACAGGGTTATCACCAGCTATAAGACGATTAGCACGATTAACAGCACTAGATACTGGCTTTTTCTTAGCTGCTGGCCTACGTCGTTTAGCTAAGTCCATCATTGCTTTACCGCCCTTCTTACGTTTTGGCGCAGCACCAGTACGCAACTTACTCAACGCTGGTTTAATAACCACAGGAGATAACTTACCTTCTTTGTCTTTAGCAGCTTTTAGCTTACGGCGTTTTGCTAAAGCCATTAACGCGCTACCACCTTTTCTTTTGTATGCCATATCAAGCGTTCCCTGTATCTTTCTTAATTCCCTTACGCAAGAAAAGTGCGAGCAACGATGTAACTACTACGTTAATCATTGCACCCATTTCCATCTCTCCACTGAAGTACGCTCCTACTGCTGCAAGAACGCCACCAATGGCTGTCATGTATGTCTTTTTACCTTGTAGTGCTTTCATCGTTTTTTACGTTTCATAGCTACTGTTTTTTTCTTTACTGATTTCTTTTTCGGTGGTCTTCCCACTTTACTTCCGTATGTTCCTTTTCCGTATGGCATAATTTATGATCCTTTTTTCCACTTGCTAGAACTAGACTTTGTTTTACTAGGGCTCCATTTAACTTTATCTGCCCAATAGGCAGCAGACATCGGCCCTCTTGATATGTTCTTTTGATGTCTACTTTTAAAAGCTTTACGTTGCCCTACCGTTTGATTTGTTTTAACGCCTTGCTGACCAAACCTAATAGTCTTTGTCTGTCCGCCACTCTTGGCAACTACAACGTGAGACTTGGTTGCGTGAGACGGTGTACGCTTTGGTTTGTTAAAACCACTTACACCAGCCCTGGTTAGCTTAGCATCTTTCACTCTGCGTCTTGTTTGTTAACAGCTCCTAGCTTAACTTCTATCGAGGGATTATCTTTACCAGCTTTTAACATCAAGCTAGGAAATGGAATCTCTATTGCGAGGTATGGGATCTTAAAGTTAATACCGTCAGCAGATACATCTGCGTTAGGCGTTACTCCAGCTTTTGCACCAACGCATAGCGAAGGGATTGGCCACGTTAGTGTTTGCCCGAATAAGGTAACAGATGGTGTTGGCTTTAGTGCCGCACCAAACAGATCACCAGCGTTAGCAGTAGCCGCAGTTAGCAGCAATGCTCCAATAATAATTATTTTCTTCATCTTTTTATTAACTGTTTAATCTTCAACATAATGTACACTAAACTCGCTGCACTAATACTTACTTTTAAAATTAAATCTATATCCACCAACCAATTACCCAATCCCGTCACGCTTGCAAAGCAAACTTTTATATCGTCTAACCAATTCATTTCGGCGTTCCCTCATATTCTACATCAATAAACGGTGTGTCGATTTGTAGGTTTCCAGACAACGATTTACAGCCAGCTAAAAAAACAAACGCGCTAATCCCGACTATCGTTAGAAATCTTTTCACCTCGCTTTTTGGGGTTGACTCCCATGCACTTATAAAGCGAACCAACCTCAACTCGCAGCATTGC